CTGTACACATAAAGTACCTCAGGGATCTCTTTGAATTTGGTCACCATGTAAAGCCTGTGCATCAGATCCAGATCATCGCACACCTTCAGGCTGTCATCATGACCGCCTATCGATTCATACACATCCCTTCTCCATGCCCTTATGTGATCCGGTGCAAACCATATATGGCCAAGCCTTCCAGGGTAAACCGGCTGGTTGTTCATCGCAAAGAGCTTCTTCTTGTTCCAGGTGAAACGCTTATGGCTCCATCCGTATTCAGCCTCATATGGCCGGAACTTATCGCAGAGCTTCGCATTCTCCGAGAACACAAACCCCACTTCCGGATCCTCGAAAGCTTTTACCACTTTCGCCAAACAATTAGGAACGAGTATGTCATCATGGTCCACCTCGGCAATTATATCGCCCTCTGCGTTCATGCATGCCAGCCTCTTAAGAAACCCTACCGACTTACTTGTAAACGGGCACTCAATGAGTTTGATCCTGATATCAGCGACAGAGGAGGTATACTTAGCTCCCTGGTTAAGCAGCACAACCCACTCCCAGTCAGTGTGAGTCTGGGCCAGGATACTTTCCTCCATCTCACTCAGAAACTTCGGATCGTGCGTCGGGGTTATGATCGAGATCTTCATGTTCTTATTGCTGATAATGAATTGTCTCTCCGCCTGTTGACGTACTGTCATTATTGTCTGGTTTCTCACAGCTCAGTGCGAGAAAAGCCAGGATAATCATAAATGCTATTTTTTTCATCTTATCTTAAATTAAAGTCCTCCAACACTTATATATAAGGCATACCCATAACTTCCACATTCTGAATAATCCGCACCAGGTATAGGGGAAATGAGGTCTGAGAGGTTTGTTGTAGCCGGGAAAGCACCTGAGTAAACCGTAACATTACTGTCAACAGTCTCCCATGTTGATGGTCCGGTTTGTTTTAAAAGACTTATCTCGACTGTTGCATTAGTCAGTCCAGCACCACCGTTGAAAATATCTCCTATGGTTACAACTCCGGTGCCTGTGTTTAATGTCAATGAGAAAGCCGTAAAATCGCCCACAGTCTGCGTCCCCCCGGTGTACTCAACCCCGTTGAAATATATCTTTGTCTGCGCCCTCAAATAAATATCAAGACTTGACAGAGAAGTATTGGGTGCGATACATAAAATTGTACTGAGAAGATCACCCACATCCATAACAGAAGAAGCATTGGTAATGAAGAAGCCGCAATCAAGACCAAGCATATTTGAGGTGACGTTTTCTAATGTTTCAGCAAAAAGCGAAACCACATCTTCATACAGGTCTATATCAACAAGTTCAAATGCCTTTATAGTGTAATTGTCCATTACAATAAAAGCTATGCCTTCAGCATCGGGGTAATCTATCTCGCCTATATTGACTTCACCGTGTATAGTTGCCTTACTTCCTGTGTCAACCATCACTATTTCATCAGCTGTAAAACTTCCCGGTGCTGCTGCTCCGTGGTTATACCCCTCAAAGTCACCAAGACGACAAACAGATGGAACGCTATTGACCAGGACCGAATCCCATTCGTAAGGATTAGAATAAGTTCTTACAATAGGCGAGAACTGGCTCCACCTGTTTATATTATCGTGTCTGCATAAATCATAAAGGGAATAAGTCAAAGCCCCCAGCAGTGTTTTAACTGCATTTAAAGAGATATTAATGCAATCAATAAAAGAAGCACCTACGGTAATATTAGAGGCCGATGGTATATCTGCCTTTGCTTTAAGCTCAGATGCCGTGTAACTTCTATATGTGTTTAATCTCTTAGCCATAAGCAATCACATCTCCTGAGAATGATACATCGCCATCAGTGTCTATGTGCATCCTTAACGCATTATCTTTATCATCAACTATGGCATAATCACCCTCTGTTGAATAGCCCACTATATGCCTGAACTTAGATGAATATGTTCCTGTGCGTTCTTGCGTAATATCCGGCGAAGTTCCGTCGGTAACTTTAATAGCTCCGGTAAACTGTGGACTTGCCAGGGGTGCATAATAACTCCCATGCTGTCCGTCGAGAAGGTCAGCGTCAAGACCAGATCCTGTACCGTCAACCGTTTTTATAGCAGTTAGAAGTGCTGCCGGAGATCCAACCTCATTACCCATTGCAGATCCCGTTAGAGATCCATCGCTGTTTAGAGTAATTTCCCTGCTATCATTCTCATTGGTCGATGTAAACGAGACAGTCTCGTCGCTCCATGCAAGCAGCTCCCTCAGTGTAACATCCCACTTCTCCTCATATATATCCCAACTGCCTTCAATAATCTCATACTCTTTATTTGCATGGTAAGCATGAGTTATTATACTGTCAAATGTCAGATCAACGCCCCTTATAGTTCCTGTAAGCTTCTCGCGTGCAATCCTGTTATCACTTGCCAGCATCCTGGCATATTGCACCAGGAGCGAGTATTCCGAAGCGCTCCCAAGCCTGTGCCAATCGGAAGTGGTAGCACTCTCGTCGCTTCGCCTGGTTATGTTTTCATATAACAGCGAATTGTTATCGTAAACAGGGGCATCAGCTGCAGAGAAATCAATGGTGCCAAGATCTCCAGGCTCTTTCGAGTTAGTAAATTTGACTACCGACTCGACTCCGCTTGCGTAGAGTTCGCCATTCTGCAAAAAATATACACAAGGTTCTGAGAAGCACACTCCTATATAAGTTTCGCCTGCCCTCGGCGTTGCTATATAGTACCTGTAGAGAGCTACAGTCAGAGTTCCCGATCCCGGCAGTTCGGCAGTAATTATTTTTACTTTATTCCATACCGGGGTTCCAAGGCAGCTGGTTACAGGTAATTCTATATCTGCAAGTGTGGTATCCCATCCCTGGGTTGTAAGGTAATGGTCAGTGCCTCCGACATTTATCGTTACAATGGCCCTCACAGTCATGCTAATCGGGTTCAGTCCGTTGCTATAAGTGCCCGACGAATAACCCATTGCTGCAAAGTCCAGCTCAAAAACAAAAGCCTGTCCGGCTACATTTGTAATCTCAATCGACTGGCTTATTCCTTCTCCGTTATTAGCGGCTGCCCTGGTCGGAAGGAAAGCATAAGCCTTCCCGTCTTTTATTCTCTGGCTGAGCGTAAATGTCCCTGTCTTCGTCCATCCGGTGAAGGCTGCACCGGCGAAATTCCAAAAATCATAATTTGTAAGAAGCGATTTCTTCCTGCCGTAATTATGTCTCAGTATAACCTTCCTTGCTCCTGGCTCCATGGTGCGGACAAGATTACCCGTTGGCCAAACATCTGCCCCACTCTCCGGCATACCAAGGTTGAGAACTGTGGGTGCATTCTCTGTTCCTTCATAAATACCCGCAGAAGTGTAAAGCATTCTGGTCGATTTCTTATCCGCCCTGCATGTTATTCTCCACCTGTTGCCACTCTGGGTAATCTCAGCGTTATATTTCTCCAGTATATTCTCAAGTACATAGTGACATGTCTGTCTTTTGTATATAGCTGCATCCTGGTAAGTCTGATCAATCGGCGACCTGTTCTCAGCATAACTCGATTCAAAAAGATTTATGGCTATTGAATACCCCAGCCCTAACCCTATTTTGTCCAGGCAATATATTATCATTGCCAGCTCCGAGTTTATCCCGGTCTGCTCATAGTCTTCACCCGTCAGTATTCCCATGCCATCCGTTGCTGTGAACCGGCATGTAAGAGGAGCGGAGATATAAGGAGCATTATATTGATTCGGAAGCACAAACCCCGTCCATATTGACGTTGTATTCTTTTTGAGGATGGCTTTTATATATTTGGGATCGTTCGTGTAGAACTCATCCATCTCGAAATCCACAGCCTCGCGAATCCCAAACTCCAGTGAAGTTCCCTGCACAACACTGCTCTTATCTTTTCTTAAAACCAGTGGCATATCTGCCGGCATGTTTCTGGCAACCTCTGATCCTGCATAATTATTAAGCCAGAGCTCCAGGCTGAATGCTTCACCGATTTTCCTCGTTTTACAAGGCAGGGTATATTTTTTCCCGTATGCCATTATCTTCCGGTGCTGTTTTTAGCTCTTGCATTCTCGTTATCCAGCACCCATTTGAGGGTAGTGGGATTTGCCTCCAGCGTTCCTGAAACACGTACCTCAACTGGCTGGGCTTTCGTATTCCTGGTATCAAAGGTGAAGTTGTTCGGCGATGATACACTTCCTGCTCCTCCTGAAGCAGCTTTCGAAAGCGATCCTTTTACTGCAGTGCCTATTGCAACCAGAGCAACCCCGGCTGCGATAGCAACAAATGGATTAAGCGACATAAGCGCCTGCTTAATTCCAAGCACTGCCATGCCTGCTCCGATGGCTATCTTACCGACTGTAACTGCAAGGTCCGCAAATGTTCCAATTATAACTAAACCAAAATCTTTTATGCCGGCATTCCCTATCAGCAGGTTACCCATTAATTCCCCCATACCAACAGCCACACTTTCAAAGGCTTCATTTACTGCAGATGTGGCATCTATTGCAACCTCGCCGAGAGTTTCAAACACAAGGTTTATCGACTGTTTGGTCTGTATCGCGGTATGCTGCAGCTGCTTCATCGACCGGTCAAGATTCTCATAAAACTTTTCATTAAGGAACTGCGGCATCTTCAGGTTGGAATAATCCTGGAACTCCTGGAACTGTTTTTTTACAGCTTCCTTTACAGAGTTCGATTCCCTGGTCAATCCCTTCAGCTGCTCGTTCCTTTCACGAAGCAGCCCGTTAATTTTAGCTTCCTGCTCAGCGATCTCTTTTCTTTGTTCGTCTGTGGGGTCCTTAGCTTGAATAGCCAGCTTCTCCTTCATAATGGAGAGTCGTTCTTTCTCTATGCTAATCTGATCGCCATATACTCCCTTTATCAGTTTCTCTGCGTCCTTAAGCAATGCGAGCCTTTTCTGCTGATCTTCTGTTTCTTCTTTTGCCTGCAGCCTCAGTTCTGCAATCTTGGCCCTGCGTTCTTCAAGAGAGTTAATAAGCGCAATTTCTTTATCTTCCAGTGCATCCTCTCGATCGGCAAGATCTCCGGCAGCCTTCCAGTCCTCCACTATTTCCTTACCTATTCCCTTAAATGCTGTACGCATTTTTTCGGCGCCTTCCTTAAAACGCCCCGAGAAAATGTCAACCACTCCTTCACCAAAAGCAACAAGGCGCTCAACAACATTATTGAGCACGCTTTTCATCTGCATTAATATCTTCGCGAACTTGTCAGCGCCCTCTCCCGATTTCTGGAAGTATGCAATCACAGATCCCAGCAGAACAACAATGGCACCTATGCCCGTTGAGATAAGTGCGACCTTCAGTGTTTTTAGCGATATGGCTAAAATGTTTCCTCCCTTCGCAGCGCCGGTCATCGACTGGTAAAAGAAGTTTGCAGACTTGCTGGCAGTACCAATCGCATCATTTACAGCCCCCATATTTACGCCAAACATCCCGGCCAGCTGCTCCACAGACGAACCGGCTGCTCCCTTAAAATCATCGACAGCCCTTTCACCATCCTTCAATCCTTTCCTGAAGTCTGAATTGTCAACGCCAAAGCGTGCTTTAAGGTTGGTAATTACTGTTCCCATCAGAAGTCTTTAATTATGTCTGCCTGAAAATCTTCAATCTCTTTTCTTTCTTCTGTCGACATTATAATGCCAGGTGTTTCCTTATCCCATGCAAACGGCCAGAGTTCATGTGCTGTTGCTGCTTTATCTCCAGGTCCTACCTGTATGTTCCAGAGCAGCCAGGTCGATGTTCTTATCAGTTCAGCAATCGCCTCAGTCTTCTCATTCTCTGCTTCTGAATACCCTGTATACGCATCGAGAAAATCTGCAACCAGCATTGCCCCAAAGCGCTCAGGGGTGTAACCCAATGCCCCCAGTGCAAACCGGCGCATATACGCCCACGAGAACTTTTCCGGATCTACCTGAGGTGGATCCTGTCCTTCCAGGATTTCTTCGGTGGTTCGCTTTTTTTTTGTACAGTAATAGATGCCTGGTTAGCCAGTATTTGAGAGAACGAAACTACGCATGCCATACTCATCATTCTGCCAAACTCTTTCTCGTTTAATTCGAGCTCACGGCCGTCAGCCTCTTCACCTTCCTTAGCAGCACACCATGCTATGGTGAGAAGAGTTTTCACATCCGGCTTCTCAAGGTCGGTAAGTTCTTTACCCGTAAGGGCAGTAAATGCACCAAGCGCGATCATGTTCCACAGAATGCGCACCTTCCTCCCATCCGTCAGCTCGATATATTCAGCCTTCATCCTACTGGGCGTTTACATAATTCACGGTCCCCTTCTTGGCCTTGATGCTGCCGCTCCAGGTACCCATCTTCTTCTCGCTGCCTGCGTCCTCGCTCCAATCTCTCAACCGTCCATAACCGGTTACTTGCTGGGCGCCCTGTGCCATCCTGCCGTACACAAAAGCAACCTGTGCTCCTATTGAAGATGCCACTCTCAGGGTTTCAAAATCCTCATGAGTTGCCGATTGAGCTCCGTCCCTCTGCAATGTTTTTCCGGCAATAGACATCTCGGTGTCGCAATCAACAAATTCCTCATCCTCATTGCCTTCGTCTTCCTTCAGCAACACAGTGTCGAAATTTGGTTTGTTTTTGAAACCTGTCGTTTCAAGCCCCTTAATTATCTTACCGCCGTATTTTATCGTAAGCGCGTAAGCATAAACTTTTGTATCTGCCATGGTATTAAGTTTTTATCGGTTTCTTGTTTCAATAACAAAGGTTAATATGTTGGTGTATAACTTACTGTCTGTGTCAAAGTCAGGCGAATCCGTTATGTAATCCACCTGGTCAATCCTGGTACCGCTCACCGTCGTACCAATAAGCGCCTCGAATGCTGCAATTATCGACTCCTTGTATGTCTCAATTGCATCAGGAGTATCGTCAATTATTGCAACCTCGCACTGGTATTCATATCCTATAATGCCTTCCTTCAATCTCAGCGGCGATTCCTGCTCCTTATGCACGCAGAAGGGAACAACGATCTCCTGGTCGCCTATGGCAAAAAACGTGTTCGTTATTATGCCTGAGAGTGTCGACTGTAATATGCTGCTTATCATTTGCTCGCCTGTGCGTTTAAAAATTTCATTATCTCCTTGTCAGCTTCTTCTTCAAAAATCTTTTGTGCCTGTCCTTTGCTTGCTTCCCATGCCCGCTCAATAAATAACCTCGGCTTTATCCCAACCATCCTGTCAGATCTTGTCTTCCTGCGTACCGGGGTTTTAAACGCATGAAACCTTTCAGCCCTCCAGTCAAGTGTCCCATAGTTAAGCCAGTTTGCAATAACCCAGGGATTCCAGTTTATACCTTTGCTATTTCTGAATATCTTCCCCCCTGAGCTGAACACTCCCACTGCCAGCGATGGCTCCCCTTTTCCTTTCCTCGACGACTTGGCTTTTATCACCTTGCTCACAGATGAAATAGAAGAAGGCAGCCCGTTTATCATCGCACTCTTAACCGGTACTGAAGCTTTCACAAAAGCTGCGTTGAGCGGCTTCCTGTATCCTCCTTCAGGGAAATCCTTGAAAATCCTTTTCAGGTTTTCCGTTCCCTGGAACGAAACAGATACTGTGCTCATTCCACAATCTTCTGAACAGCAATTTCAATGAACACCTTATCCGGGTCCGGATCCACGGATAATATCTCAAACTTCTCTGAGCCGTCAACCAGTCTCAGAGTCTCATTTATTACACTCCGGTAATGAGTCTTGTAAACATAACTGTATGGAGCAACCAGCCTGCTATTGATGTACTGCTCTGTCGTTGCTGTCTGCCTCCTTGAACACCACTGGTAGAAAGAATGAGCATAAACATCCTGCGGGGCCCCGATGCTTGTCTTGCCCCTGGTCACCGTTTCGAACGAAACTTTTCGCGTCATCTTTCCTATCTCGTCGGCATTCCTCATCAGTACCTCGATACTTTAAAGTTCTTCTCCTTCGTTATCGCAGCAGTGGTCCTCAATCCCATCCCGAAGTTTTCATTCGCGTTCTCCGGGTGCAGGTAAGACTCCGCAGCTCTCAGCAGTATAGCCTCTGTCAGTTCCTTTGGAACGCTTTGCGCCCCCTGGTAACCACAGGTAAACTCAATCTCCACAACATTCATCCTGTCGGCATCCGGAGTAAATTCCTCCAGGAATCTCAGCCTTGCGCTCAGCTCAGTATTATCAAGCTGGTAATTGGCTGCCGATACTGGTGTATAATCAGCGGCATCCTGAGCCAGGTATTTCACTGCCACAATCTCATCAACCGGTCCCTTCTCAATTTCAATCTCATTATCCACCGGGTAGTTATCCAGGTAGCCCAGGTAAGTAGCCCGGGCGTACTGGCGGCCGGTTGCATTCTGCGAAGCATCAACAGCCCTCTCAAGAATCTCTCCCAGTAAAGTATCCTGGTCCGTATGCTCGATGCGCAGCTGCCGCTTCAGTTCATCCACCGAAGCCGGACTGAAACTCGGCGCCGTCTTTAACTTATATCTGAGCTGTTCCATCTTCTTCAAGTTCCCCTCCCTGGAGGGGTTAGGGGTGGGTTCTTACTTTGCCTTCAAATACTTCGCAATACTCTTGCACATGCTTTTGCTTATCCCTGCATCCATCAGCAGATCTCCAGCTTCTTTGATCTTCTCCAGCTCCCTGTATCCTGCCTCGAAAAGTTTTTCCCTCCCGGGCAGATCCTCAGGCAATGGATTATCATCCTTACTTCCGGAAATTTGTCCCCCTATTAGGGGGACCACAGGGGGTGACGATGGGACCGCCGGTATCACTAATCCATCCTCCGGCAACAGCATCACATACCCCGTTGCAACCAGCTTAGCTGCCCAGTCAGCAGTTACATAACCAAGATCCCCGGCGAAATACCCGAAGGAACTATGAGGCTTCAACCATTTAACTTTTATCATTGATTCAGATTTTTATTGTTTTGAATAAAGGGCCGGCCTGCAAACCGGCCCTTCTGGTAACCCTAAAACTAACCTAACCTATGAAAAAAACCTGCTAAACAGTTGTAGCGTCCTTACAAGCTGCGAAAGCTTCAGGCTGCATAATTCCTACATCACCGTAGCTTATTACTGCAATCTCAACTTCAGCCTTGTTTTTCTTTGTGAAAGGATCTTTTATTATATCCAGACCGCCCCAGCTTGCAAGAATAAGCTTGCTGAAATCTCCGAAAATAATAGCGGAGCAAAGCTCACTCTGGTTGCCCTTGGTGAGATTTGCAGGAACAGCATTGGTAACCACAACAGGGTAACCGTTCATCTCGTTGCCTACCCATATATACTGTGCGTTGCCTGAAGTCTTTTCAGTCTGCTTCAGCTTGCCGCGAACTTTTGCATTAGTCAGGTAATACATCGAGTTGCCCTCTGCATTATCGATAGCAACCTCTGTTTCAAGATCCACGATGGTTTTCCATATAGGAGCGCCACCATTAGTCCCGATTACAACAGATCCAATACCAACCTTATTAAGAATACCTCTCGGTGTCGGAGGTGTGCCGCTTCCGTTGATGGCTGCATTCTGGTATCCCTGTGCATGTGCTTCAATCAGCATGTCAGTAACAAGCTTATCGATATCCGGAGAGCTCTGCTTCAGAAGCTGGTAAGTAAATGCACCTGTAACCTGCTGCCTGTTAGGCTTCATTACCAGTTCCTCAAATGCTGCCTTTGTAGTTGTGTCTTCAGCATCCTCTGCCAACCAGCTTGAAGTAAACGAACCACCTTCAACCAGGGGAAGATCACCAACCAGCCCTGTAATAAACCTGGCACCCATTCCCGGAAGAACAATTTTGTTCCTGAGAGCTTCGAAATACATGAAAGGCTCTTCCTGAACCAGGTAGCCACCATCACCGACAGTTGTTACATTTTGCCCTGTAGAAGCTCTTTTGCTTACACTTTTATTAGCCAGAAGCAGGTAAGGAACACCAACACCGGTCACTCCGAAACCAAAATCCCTTGATTCTTTTACAGCCTCCTGGTGCATCTCAGCTTCAACACCATCAAGCTTATGACCGTAAATACTAAGAATGGCTTTTCTGAAAGAATATTTCTCAATATCTCTCCTGTCGCCTTCTGAAAGAGTTCTTCCGCCGGCAGCCGCCATCCTCTGAGAATTTTCCTTCTGTAATGCCAGAACATAATTGTCATTGGCAGATCCCAGTTTGTCATAATTCTCCTTCCAAACTTTCCTGTCCTCTTCGGTCCAGTCTTTAACTTCCTTCGCCTGTATAGGATTCAGGATTTCGAGCAACCGGTTCTTCTCCAGAAGGTATTCCCTGCTGGTTCCGGTAACTTCCTTAATAGTCACCCCTGCAGCTGCAAAGCTGAATACCATCGGAAGCTGAGTTCCTGCAAGACCTATCGCGCCTGCAATAATCGGATCTGCGTTGATCATACTCCCTGCTACCGCAAAGGCACCTATCATGCAGATCATGAGTAAAACCTTAAAAACATTTTTCATTGTACCAATTTTTAGTTAATTATCAATCAATGCCTTGCGGCTATTTTCCTATTCTTAATTTCAGATCTCTCTGCTGCTTCTCAATCAAAGCATTCCTTTCCAAAATCGCCTGTTCCTCCTGCGTCATCTGCTGCACTTTTTCCGGATCCTTCTCACGAATCTCCAGGTCCTTACCGTTCAGCAAAGTGATCACATCACATACCCTCATCTCCTCAATTTGTCTGTGAGAATATTTTTTATCCAGTTCCCTGAAAGCGTACATAAGAGCTGCATATGTATTGTTCCTCATAACCTGGCTGCCTCTTTTGCCTGCTCCCGGGTTGCCCGGTATATTTACCACGCTCCACTCGTACAGCTCCTGTCCCTCGAAATAGTATGTTTCATTTGGTTTGCCTGCAGCTTCCTCACCCGATCCATAGCGGCCTGTACCGAAATCGCTGAAACCCACACTCACCCTGCTCAAAGTACCGAGCATCAGCTTTCTGTAGATGGTATCAGCCTTAAGGTTCAGATCTCTTGGTTCGAAATAACCATCATCAACCAGGCTCTTCACACCGTTTACCATATCCACCCTTGCGTTCATTCCCCTGCCAATAACATCGTTCGGATCCGGAGCTTCGCACATATCACCATACAAGTTGTGCATGTAACCGATAACCGGGTTAGCCCTGAAATTATCGAGCACCCAGTTCTCCTGGTTAAGCACAGTATTATAGCGGTCACGCTGCGGAGTGCTGAGCACGAACGGAATTATTCTTGTTTCACCTGCATCTGCCGGCAGCTCCCTTACCTGTCCAAAAGTTAATTTCTTCATTTTGTCGGTTTATAATTTTTATCAGGATCTTCTTCGCCGGTTGCCGGTTGCCCGTTGCCTGTCGCCTCTGTCTTCCCTGTCAGGAACGCCGGATTCAACGGCTCGTCAAGACCTGCAAGCGGCGTCTTATTCTCAAGCTTCCTTGCTTCGTTCCTGGTAAATATGCCGCTCGATACAAGTATCTGCTCGCTGCGTGCCCTGGTAAGCATATCGCCCCTGAGCAGGTAATCCAGGTCGAATCGTATATCGAATTTCTCCTGGCTCTTGCGGTCCATCAGCTTCGATTCAAGTTCCGATTCCTCCATCTTGCATAGTGGTGAAATGCAGTATTTACCAAACTGGATATCCTGCTGCTCACCATTCAGGAAAGTGTTTCGCGAGTTCTCACCGATAATTGATGGAGGTGGTCCGAAGTACCTCGCAATATCCTGCACCTGGTGCACCCTCGTTTCGATAAACTGTGCATCATTCGGAGGAACTCCCAGCATTTTATACTTCATCCCGTACTCCAGCAGCGGAGTCTTATGGTCTCCCTTCGATCCCTCGTAATTTTTTGTCCATCTTTTCAGCCAGTCCTTGAATGCATTATCCGGAATGCTCTGTTCTGTTTCCAGCACACCCTTCAGGTTCCCGCCTTTCTTAAAGAAGTCGCTGCCAAAATTCTCGGCAGCCATACCCAGGCCGATAGCCTCACGTGCAACTGTAATGGGCGATCTGCCTACCCATGGATTGCGCAGGTTTATCTTGAAGTGAATAACTTCCCAGAACAGGTAAGTACCTTTTATCCCCACTTCCGGATCATCGATCATATAGACCGGCTGCCCGTTCGATAACTTCATATTAACACAGGTCCAGCTAACCGGTATAAATTCAACCGGTATTCCCCTCGTGTTGAAAATTATAACTGCAACAGCATTACCATAAAGCTGAAGCCTGGCATTCATGAGGCTCATGAACGAAAAAGCGTTCAGGTATTTATTCGGATAGTACAGAAGATCATGCAGCTCACCGTTCTTAACCTCGGTAATCTCCTCATTCTTTTTTGAAGTAATTCTGAGGGGAAGGCTGGCCATCACCCATTCGTAAGTGCGAACGCAGGCAAACACAGCCGAGAACTTCTCAGCCGAAGTAGCATTCACATTAACACCAGCATTTGTCGGGAAACCAACCGGAAACGAATCAATGTACTCCTGCATCGGCATTGTATAATTGCCCCGCATCAGTACCTCACCGGCCGCCATCAATCTGTCTTTGAACTTCAACTTCTTTTCATAATTAAATTCTTGTTCAAATCAAATTCCCCTTGTTAAAATTCCCCTCCCTGGGAGGGGTTAGGGGTGGGTTTCTTATTCGTATCAAATTTCCTCCGCTATTTCCGATTGCCACCGTAACATTGTTACTGTAAAACTTAAATGAAATAAAAAACCCACTCAAACGCTGAGTGGGTGCCGGTTTAAAATTCCCTTAGTCGGCTCTTATTCAACAGGGGTAAAATCCACATAGAACTCTTTCCCTGGTTCGAATTGCTTCATTGCTTCCGGATTCTTGATTTGCATCTCAATTTTTCCCGAAGGAGTAGTTTTGAAAAATGCTTCATTTTCCGGTGATCCAGAAACAACGGGAGTAAGAGTCACTCTCTCAGCCCATGTGTTTTTTGCAGTTTCATCAACTTTAAATTTTGCACGTACCATTTTTATTTCGGATTTTACAACGCCCGTCCAAGGCTTTTATATTCTTGAATTTATACCTTACACCCACTCCGTTGATCCGACTATTTGAAAATCATCACCAACAACAGTATCGAATAATGAAAACTCCTTCGGCTCGTCGCCAGGATTATCTTCATCATAATCCGGATTTGAAAGCATTATGGTTTTTGCTTCGTCTTCGGAAATTTCAACCACTTCAGTAATATCCTGAATACCTTCAAACTCTTCATCATAAGACTTAAGCAGATGCAATAGATCCTTTGCCTGAGCATACTCAGTTCTGTCTTCGCAAACAATTTTGTAAATCATAGCTGTTGTGGTTTAGTTAATTCCGGGAAATACACCAGGTAATTCCTCTTGTAATAGATTCTTTCATGAGTAATACTCCTATGCCACCTGGCATCAGGCCGGTACCGCCTCCCCGTCAGAGCCCCAACCACCACAAACTCAATCCCCGAAAAATCAACAGCATCCATCATACTCATCAGCGGCTCAATATTCACAAACGTCCTGAACCCCATTTCTCCTATTTGTCT